TGCTAACTGTTGTGCAGCAAAAGGCATCTGTGTGCCACTACCAGTTAAATCAGAGGCACTCTTAAAAATATCTGCTAAAAACTGCTCTTGAAAGGGAGCAAGTCTTACTATTTGTTCTTGTGTTTGCGTAGCCATTATGCAACCCTCTCTAGTTTAGACATCATATCATACATTCTTGCTGCACCCAAGTCCCTATCACCACCTCCAGCACCTCTTACGGCTTTGGCAGTTAATACAAACTCTCCATCAGAAAGTCTTGCTGGTACAGAGTCACTTGTTCCTGTTCCAGGTCCTTCTACTTCTCCACCTGCTGCACGAAATTCAGTTGGCGATACTCCTTGTTGTCTTCTAAGATCTTCAAAATATCTCTTTCTGTCTTCATCATCGTCTAAATTATACGCTTTGTCTCCTATCAGACCTACTCCTAATCTTGATTTACCCACTGGATCTGGTCTTCTTGATCCTATCATTGGTTTTTCTTCTTCACCACCTAAAGCACTTAAACCAAGACCTGCTATACCAGCAGTGGTCAATGGATTCTCTTTAGCAAAAGTTCCTATCTTGCTCATGATTCCAGTTGATTCTGTTGTTGGAACAGATTTAAATCCTTTGGCTACGTTTAATCCAGCTCCACCAGTACTGCCACCACCTCTATTTACTGCTCCAACTACTTCTCTTCCTGGAGGTACACCCGTTCCCGCAAAACTGCCTTGTGCTAAGTATCCACCAATACCACCAAGTGCAGCAGCTTTTAGTGCATCATCTGTATCTCCACCACCGACTAGTGAGCCTATACCACCACCAAGTGCTCCACCAAGTGCGGCATACCCTGCAGGTCCACCAATATACATGCCAATCGCACTACCAATTAATGGCGCTGCTTGTTTTAATTTTTTTGTGATGTTTCTAAATATGCCCATAGTTCATACTACCAATAATTTATTGTTTCTTCAATACTATATCCTTGATATCGCACTTGTTGTAACTCTAGTCTTCGATAATTCTTGAATACTCGCCACAACATGCAATCTGTTTGCAGTTGCGGCCTGCACTTTTAATACTTCTCCACTCTGCAATATTAAATCTTTTGTAAGTAATTCTACAGTTGTGTTAGCTCCTACGGCTTTGACTTTGAATAAACTAAAAGTATCACTGCCACTTACAAGTGTGACTGTTATCGTGTCTGCATTGCCACTATCTTCAGATACTAATATAGAGTTTACAACTGCTGCATTGAAATCGGCATCACTAGGAACTGTGAACAAAGTTGTAAGATCCGTTGTGGTTAAATCTACCTTTGCGTTTGTTACACCTTGAATATATTGAGGAATACTGGTTATAAGCATTAGCGTCTACCATCCTCTCGTATATCCACTCTAGGTGTGCCTAATTTATATTTTG